CGCATATTTGCGGATATACATCACATTTATGAGATTTAAATTTGACAAGAAAGGGGAAGTGTGAACCAAGAGAAAAGGCGGGTGAAAGGCAGGAGCAGCGCCAAACACCCGAAAACAGTGAAACGTTATGATTGAATCTTTGATTCCATAAGAGACTGGACTACCATTCCCAAATTATCGTCATGCGACTTAATCATATTGTCAATTGTTGTTAAACAGTCTAGCAGTTGTAATTCATTAGGGGAAGCGTTGTAATTCAGATTAACCGAACCACCGCCGAACCCGACTAGAGCGCCCGCGAGAATACCCGCTATTACATTGAACTTTTTAGGATGTACGTTAGGCATAATGACTCCTTATGCGTATAGGTCGGTATTCGTCCACGCGTTGATTATAAGACGTCCCGCGTTAGCAGTATTATTATATATCTTGAGAGAACCCCAACCCTCATACGGACGCGAAACTTGTAGCGTTGCATATTCGGAGGTGTTCGGCGAGTCGGATACGGTAGCCTCGTAAACAGTGTGTCCGTCGCTAACTCTTTCAATGGTGACACCAGTGTCAGCGGGTGCTGAAGAGTAATCACGCGTAATGACAAATACAAGCGTAGCAACGTTATCCGGCACATCGGCGCTCATCACCCGCCAAGTTTTAGCGGGGATTGTAACGCTTACCATGTTGGAGGCCGACAAAGTTTGCTGAATTCTGGCGGGGTTAACTTTCTTTTGTGGAACTGCTGAAAGAAACATAAAGCCTCCTAGTAGTTGATATCTTTGAACTCGCTAACGGAGTTTTTAACAAAGTCAAGTGAATCGGTATGAGGCGGCATGTTCTCGAACTGAGCCATAGCCCAAACCAACTCCCCTACGTTCGACCCGTTAATTAGTGTGTTCGGGTCGAATCCTGTTTTGCGACAAACAAAGTCAATGTATTGATGCGTATGGTTTTTGTATTTCGTCCCGTCGGGGGCGTTCCCGATAGCGGGAGCCCATCGCTCGATAATACGTTGAACAGTGAAAATATTGTATAGGCGGTTATAATTCAAAATCAATTTCGCCGCCGCGCGGTATCCGTCGGAGCGCTTATAAAATTGTTCAAATTTACCGTCTGTGTTCTTATCGGTTGGAATTTCCCCTTTCCACTTTGAAGAACCTATACGAATGTTAAGCGGGTTATTGTTTCGATAACCTCGCGAAGCGTGTAAAGCGGGTGAGCGTTTACTCATGTAATAAACTCCTAATAGCGGTATCACTATTAATAAAGGTTTTAGAGTCATAAGGTATTACCCCTCGATAACCCAGAACATAGAAATCTGACCGCCCTCGGAAATTCCCGCCACTTTGATGCGAGTATCTTGAGCAATATCAGTTGAAAACAATTGCGTAGGCGCTAGATAAATATACGCGTTACCAATGAAAATATAGATATCCCCGCCTGTCAGATTCTGCGCACTAAATTTAATCGTACCATCTGGACTGGTTACAGGGGTATCCGTTCCCTTTTGGTGCGTGATGAAAGCTGACAACACATCACGCGGTGCGCGCTTTGAAATAACTTGAAGCGGGTTATCGGTATCACTTCGAACGACGACTTCGCCCTCTACAACGTCGGATTGAAAATCGCCATCGCCCAATGTAACTCGAACAAGTCGCTTGGTTAGCTCATAGTTAGTGATTTCGATGAAGTTAAATTCTTCACCCGTTCGAACTTTTTCACCCGCTGATAGGACGCTATCAGTTACAAGCGTTCCGCCCTCTTTGGTGTAAGCTTTTACGCGAACGCGAATAGGGTCGTCACCGCGACGAACTGCAATCATAGTGCCAGTGGTGGCAAAAGATTTTGTAGCGTTTGATTCGATGTTCAAATCATAGTCACGAATAAGAGACATATTAACTCCTTATTTCTTTAGGAATCGAAAAGCAGTATAACCGACTAAACCAATAGTCGCGTACATACCAAGCGTTCGAATCGTTTGTTGCATATCTTCGGAGCGGTTTAGGCTATCCGATTTTGCAGAATTAAAAAGGGCTTGAGTATTTCCAGAAATTGTATCTTGTGATTTCTGGACGGTATCCCCGACAAAGTTGAAAACCTTGTCAAGCGTTCCCTCAAGAAAGCCAGTTGTTTGGGAATGATAGTCAAGTCCCGCGTTGATTGAGTCAGACGCGATTGACTCCGTTGAACTCATCGCGTTCTTAGCAAGTGATTCAGCGCTTAGAACTACGTCACCGATTGCGTCGATTGCGTCAGTTACTACGTTGAACGCGCCGCCGTCAGTGACTGTAATTGTTCCACCCTCACTGGCGACCATAGCATTATCAGTCGCGGTGATAGGGTTTTGTTCGTTTGTGGTGGCTGATTCGCTTGAACCGCCTCGTGAAAAACTCATAATTCCACCTCGTCGAGTTTACAAATATAACGAAATTCTATTCGTTCCGGTTTGAGGGATTTAACCATTTTATGTAGCCCTTTATGTGGCGTTACAAATTGGATGTATTCGAACCCGTTATTTATAGCGCACTTATAAAGGGCTTTTACGAAGTCCTCATCCAATCCCGTTCCCTCGACACATTGAACCATTAGAGTATCGTCCCACGGTTCGAAAATTATGTACAAACCACGGAATTTATAACCGTACTGGTGCTGTGCTTTGAGTTGACGCTTTACTAAATCCGTATGCCTATGGATACTCTTTGGCATGGCTTCAAGTATTTCATCAATTGGGACTGGCTCGAACTTATTCATGATTTACCCTACTTTCGCTTAGTTAAGAAAATGAAAAGCGCACCAACCGCTAAAGCGCCGCCAACTAGATATGTAACATTCATATCACCACGACCGCTTAGGTCGATATTTACGCCACCGATACTAGAGCCAGATGCGCCACCAACCGCGCCCGCACTAGAACCCGCTGACATTCCGCCGCCGCCTGCTGCTTGCATAGTTATTTACTCCCTTTGTAAATTAGGTAAGCCGCGCCACCGATAATGGCGGCACTGACTAGCTTATCTGAAACGTTGTTTACGGCGTCGCCCGCTTTCCAAGCAAAGACACCCGTACCCGCTAAAACTGCAATAGGTAATAAAAAAGGCATTGTGCGCCCTCCCTTATTTAAGCGCCTTGATAAGAATAGCCGCCGCGATAATACCGCCGATAGCTAGACCGCCATACATGACTTTAGGGTCTTTCAAGAATGTTAGCTGATTTGCTGAACCTGACACACTCGGGTTAGTCGATGTGATATTTTCAGTCGTTTCGGTTTTGTTCTTGATTTCCGCGTTTAACTTTGAATCGACCACGCCGTCTACGATATCAGGTAGGGTGTCGATTACTTGACCGCCCGCGTTAACCAGTTTATCCCAAAGCGAGGTTTGCTGACCTTGCGCGCTTGTTGTGTCAAACCAGTTTTCAAAAAGATTAGAATCTACATTCATTTGGATTACTCCGTTATGTAAAAAGGGCGGGCACTGCGCCCGCCCTTTGGTTTAATTTGAAATGTTACAGCGTCGCGTTAGCGTTCGACCGCACCAAGATATTCAACGATAACAAGCTGACCTTGACCGCCTGACATGTTCAATTTGAAGCGAACGTCTGAAAGGTTTTGGCCTTCGCGTGGATGTCCCGCCGGATAAACCGTGTCGATAACTTCCGCGCCGTAGCCCATTTCAGTAGGGTCGAGTACGTACATTTTCGGGTTAGGTACACGAACACCCGCGTTCATTTGAAGAACATCGTTCAAGCCCGCTGTACGTTCAAACTTCACAAAGTTGTCAAGCTCTAGAGTGAGCTTATCAATTTTCGTGTCTTCTTGAGCAACAAAGAAAACTTTGTTAATCATATCACCTTTAGGTAAATCAGAGATTTCGAATAGGCCTGAGCCTGTCGGCGTTTTGTTGAACAAACGAATTTTACGGATAAGCCCAGACATTGAAGCTGGCGAAGTTGTCGCGGTCGCACGGATTGACGGGTTAGTCGCAGCGGGGTCGATATCCATCTGAATCTGGAATGTACGAACTTGGTTAGGGTCAGCGTCGCCCATACCCGTACCGATTGCGGTCAGTTCACGCGCTTGACGGGTTAGAAGACCGAAACGTTCGAAATCTAGAATCAGTACGCCCATAGCGCCGCCGATTCCGTCAAACTCGTTCATTTCAGCTAGAGTTGACATTGACGGCAGTTCGATATGCGGGATACCATTTAAAAGAACTTTAAAGTTCTTAAGCTCTTGAGGTGATACGCCCGCGATTTCGAAAGCGATTTGATGGTAAGTCGAGCCAATTGGTACGTCTAGCGTAGCGGTTTGACCTGCGCCTACACCGTTGAAGTTAGGTAAGACTTTATTTGAACGAAATGACATAAAAGTATTCTCTCTGTCTAAATTGATGAAAAGGATTTAACCCGCGAAAACTGCGAATTATAGCCAAGTTGTCGGATTGTACCAAACCACTTGCTTTTGTTTAGCAACTGCCGACGTTACAAGGTAAGCGGTTGTAGCTGCTACGATTGCGTTAATCGCGTAAGGCATATACTTTTTAGGCATGGGAATTACTCCAAAGTTTGTTAGTGTTTTAAAGCGCTATTAACGGAAATAGCGCTTCAATGGTGAGTTATTGATTACAAGCGTCGTAAGTGCTGAAACACCTGCAATCATGATAACGTTGCGAATATCCATGAGGTAACGCTCCTACAGTTTAGGGCGGATATATGCTTCAAAAACATAAGAGGCTAAAGCCGTCCAAACCGCCATTTTTGCCGCTTTTGTATTTAAAGTCATATTACTCGCCTACGGTCGCAGATTTCTGAGCGTTTTTTAGCGCTTCATTAGCTGCCTGTTTCGCTTCCGCTTCCGCTTTCGCTTTGGCTTCCGCTTGGGTCTTCGCTTCCGCTTCCGCTTTCGCTTTGGCTTCCGCTTGGGTCTTCGCTTCCGCTTCCGCTTTCGCTTTGGCTTCCGCTTCCGCTTTCGCTACCTGAATCTTTTTTAACTTCTGATTCTGGCGAATGCGGCGGAGTTTCAATTTCATCAGCATCGTGATTTTTCTCCTTGGTTTTAATTTGCGATTCTAAAAATAGAGCCGCCCCTAAATAAGCAATAAAACGTAAACCGATTGGAATCATTTTGATTTCCCTTTGAATAAAATATGTTTAACAGCTTTATTAAATCGCCCGCATGAATAATATTCGCCTTGCGATAAATCGGGTACATTTAATAATTCGTTATCATTAAATTCTAAAGAATATATTTTAGCATCATCTTTAGACGATGTGAACATATATAATTTAGAGCATTGGTCGCGAATAGTTCTCGCTAATAAATTACCGCGTTGCGCGATATAATAATTAGAATGTCCCCAATGTCTACCTTTGGTAGCGGTTCGAATCATTTCTTTATTATGGTTCGTCGCGTAGTCTCCCGCTTCATCGAAAAATACCGCGCAATTTTTAGAAGACCAATAATAATTTAAAAATTCTTTTTCGTTATCTGTAATAAATGAGTTATTGGGGTCTAGGCATTCGCTCCATGCGGGGTCGCCTAGCGGGTCGAATACTATTACAGCTATTCCAGCTTTTTGAATCGCCGTAGCCATTTTACGCGCTAGGGAACTTTTGCCGCTTTCAGTCATTCCGACTATTGCACTATGAGCCATTAATTTTCCTCCTTGTTAGGGTCGAATACTTTCGCCGCCGTCGGCTTTTTGAAGAACTTCAATTTAAGCCATTGCTTAAGCATCTGAAACTTAGTTACTTGGCGAGGCATCACCAAGCGAGGGAAAAGGTAAGAGCCTACGACGATGGTTAGCGCTAGGTTTGGCGGGATGTCTTCGACTTCTTGAGTTTCCGCCCAATCCGCGAACGCTTTCTCTAAATTACTTTTCTCGTCCATATCTGCGTTTCGGATTGGTGCGAAGTCTTCGCCGCCTATAGCTAAACCCAAGCAAATAAGAGCATTCGCCGCGCCCGCGCCGACCGCTTGAAATTTCGCCTTTTCAGAGATAGCGACCTGAGCGACCTTGTTCGATGCGGTACTAGACGAAAGTGTAGACGCGCCCTTGCGCCCGCGCTTTTTACGTAGCTTACCCTTGGCGGTTAGTTTCGGGTGTCCGTTGTCGTCTACTGAGTGTAAAGAAAGGTCGAAAGTGTTACCGTCGGCGTCGGCGCGTTCATTGCCCGATTCGTCCCATAACAGGTGGCGCGGGATTTCTGAGGGTGCGCTATCTTCGACAGTTTCAACCGTTTCTACTGTTTCCGCGCTTTCTGAGAAATTGCCGATTTCTGACGTTCTTTCAAATTTGCCATTTGTACCGCTTTCTGGTAAAGTGTCTAAATTGTCTAAAAAGCTGTTTTCTACATCTGCTACGATATCTGATGTGTTCATAATTAAGGTTACTCCAATGACTGAAAAAGAATATAAAGAATTATTTAAAATAATAAAGCCGTACGTTAATTTTAACATAGATTTACGTAAAAAGTTAAGTATTGGCGATAAACGATTAATTACTAAATATACTAATCAATTCAAAGAATTATATCAGGGAATGAATATAAAAATATTTCGTTCTTCAAATAAAGCGAATTTAAAAACAGTTCAAAATACTTATCACCAAGTATTTAAAACTCTCCCACGTTGGAAAGTAGCGTTTGTACCTTATAGCGGTTCGCAAGCGCCAAGCATTAGAGTTAAAAATGGAATAGTTAAAACATTTAATAAAAGAAGCAAATTAAAACAATTTATTATTCCTATAGAAAACCAAGGAGAGTTTTTATTAAATACTCGCGAATACGTTCAAGGGTTATTAGATAAACATAACGTACCTGATAGACAAAAGCTTTGGGTAAAGACTGGCGATTATTTATCTACAGAAAGTTTTGAAGCTGAATTACTAGCGGATGAAATGGAAGATTGGGTTAATAGATACGAGAATGCAGAAACGTTTATTACTGGTTTTCAATCCGCGTTCTTTAGGTAATTTAAAATGACTCGTAAAGCAAATAGAAGATTATTGGAAAATATAGGCGCGGCGGATTGTGAGACCGACCCGTTTAAATATGGACGTATACCAAAGCCGTTTATTTGGGGTTTATATATCAATGAACAATATTACGAGTTCGAAAAAACAATCGACTTTATTAATTTTGTTCGCGATGAAGAATGGACAATATACGCTCACAACGGCGGGAAGTTCGACTGGCATTTCGTTTTACAGGAATGTGAAATTAAGCCAAGCGTCAAAATTATCGCGGGAAGAATAGCGGAGTTTCAAATCGGTAAATGTACTTTTAGAGACTCGTATAATATTTTACCTATTCCACTCGCAGCGTATCAAAAGGATGAAATTGATTATGCGCTGTTTGAGAAAGAAACCCGCTACGAACCGGAAACTTGGAAAGCTATACGCGCTTATCTAAAATCTGACTGCGTTTACTTGCATGAACTGGTTACTGCGTTTGTATCTGAATACGGTTTCAATATCACTTTGGCTAGTACAGCGCTAAAAGTGTTTAACCAAATGTCAAACCTAAAAACGCCTAGAACCAATTTGAACTATTTCGAAAGAATAAGTCCGTATTATTTCGGTGGTAGGGTTCAAGCGTTTAAAACTGGTACGTTTGAAAAAGACTTTTATTACGTGGATATTAATTCCGCGTATCCTTACGCGATGATGTATGACCATGCGTATGGGAATAAGCGAACAAAGTCGCGACACTTGCCTGATGAAAAAGACGTCAAGATTTTCGTCACGCTGAAATGTAAGTCTAACGGTCACTTTCCTGTTAGGTTAGAAAACGGTTCACTGTCATTCCCCGACGACGGGAACATATACGAATTTAAAGTGACAGGGCACGAATATTACGCGGCGGAGGAATTGGGACTATTAGAGGACGTAGAAATAATTGAAGTGCTTACGTTCGAAGATTCGATTTGTTTCGCTAATTACGTCGAACATTTTTACGTGATGAAAGAACAGGCGACCATTGAAAAGGATGAAGCGAAGCGTTTATTCGCCAAGCTGTTTATGAATAGTCTTTACGGTAAGTACGCCACTAACCCGACTAAATACAAGCAATACTCTATGCAGTCGGTACACACGGCGGAAGAGTTCGAGAACTTCAACCCTGATTATGTGTGCGCGACCGAAATCGGGGATAACCTATTATATGAGCGCGATTTGTACGACGATGAATTGAAGTTTTTGAACGTTGCGACCGCCGCGAGTATTACTGGATATGTTCGAGCGTTCATGATGCGCGCTTTATGTTCAGTCGATACGCCTTACTATTGCGATACTGATTCGATTATCTGTGAGGGATTGGGAGACTTGGAGATTGACGCGACGAAGTTGGGCGCGTGGGATATCGAAGGGGAGGCGAGCTTTTGCGCTATAGCGGGTAAGAAATTGTATTCGATGGTTCTAAAGGACGGGAAGACAAAAACCGCGAGTAAGGGCGCGAGGCTTACTCACGACGAATTGGTCGAAGTGGCACAAGGCGGGGAAGTTGTGTGGAAATCTGACGCGCCCACTTTCTCCATTTCACGCGGTATTCGCTTTAATGAAAGAAAAATTAGAAAAACCGCTTAAAAGGGTTTACAACGAAATCGAACTTTAGTATATTTAAATCACTGAGAGGGCAAACGCCCCAAACGGCACTTTCGCCAAACTAACGCCCATATGGGTAGGAGCTTTAAAATGGCTAAATCAACTCAACCAACTTTCAAACGCGTAGCAACTGTTTCACTTCAAATGTTCTCTTTAGACTACGGTAAAGACGGCGAATCTAAATCGCACTTTATCCGTATCGTTAAAGCGTTCGCTGAGCACGTAAGCGCTAAAGAAGACGCTAAGCCTGATATGACTAAAGGCGTTATCACTGAGCTGGTAACTGGTGAACAGTTCGACCTTTATCTACACAAAGGTCTAGCGGCGAAGTTCGAAGAAGGTAAAGCGTACGAAGTTGTAACTCGTAAGCCAAAGGGTAAGCGCTTCCCTGAACACACAATTTACGAAATCGAAGTCGCGTAAATTGATTACGTGTAAAGTAACTCTTGAGGGTGGCGAAACTGTCACCCTCAAAGGGGAAGACAAAGGCAAGCTTGAAAGCCTAGTTTCCTTGTTACCACAGTCAGAAATTCAAGCAATCAATTGGAAATTAAAAAATTAGAACTTAGGGCGTATCAGCGGCAAATCTGATACGCCCTTTTGCATTAGGAGCTTTACAATGGTTATGACTATTTATTTTTGTTTGGGACTTTGTATTCTTTACGCGGCGCATCGACTAGCGGCGGCGGGGTATCATGGAATAGCTTTGGCGTTCGTTTTAGTTCTTTGTGTCGCTTCCCATGTCGGGGCGGTGGAAACTGAGCCGGAAAGTTTAGATACTTCGGGTACTTGGTTGGACTTTAGCGAGTTCGGACTTCCTACAGTTCTAGAGCCGCTTGAGGGAAAGACAAAGATTTTTATGGGTGATGCTTACTCGTATCACTTCGACCGTTCATATGATTATAACGAGGTTCACAGAACTTATGGATTCGAATACAAAATCACAGAAAATTACGCAGTCGCTTTCACAAATTTCACAAACTCTTACAACAAGCAATCTAACGCGCTCTCAATCGTTTATACTTGGCGCGATTACAGGCTCGACAACAATATTGGGCTTACAGTTGGTGCGCAAGGCGGAATTGCGGATGGTTACGAAAAAGCTAAATATAACTCGAACGGTTTCGCTCCTATTGTTGCTCCTTTTGTTGATATCACTGTATATGAATCCATTGGTGCGCGAATCAGTGTTTGGAATCTATACGTTGCTAACATCGCTTTTTACTTGGAGTTCTAAAAATGGCTAGAATGTTTCAAATTCGAAACCACGGCGAGGAATCAGTTACGATGATTCACGCAGTTGCGGACACTGCGTCGTTTAAAGCTCAAATGGTTGAGTTGGAAGCTGGCGCGTTCGTGGTGATGCCAGAGCCAGAGTTGGAGAACTACGCTTTACCGCTATCGTTGGGTGCTAAAGTAAACTTAGTTACTGTTACAGAATTGGAGAGGGTTCAGTAATGGCTAGATATGTAAAATCAAAATTAACGGGCGTTTTGTATCTCATCACTAATTACATGGAAGACGACGCAGACGATATCATCGAGTATATGCATGACCAATGGGGCGACCATTACGAACTTGACCCCGTACCGCTTCCGCATGAAGGCGGGGTTAAATTGTATTGGTGCCAAGTGCGACAAAGTTTGATTCACCTAAAGGAATAGCATGATTATATCAATCAATAATTGGTCGGGCGGAAAGGTTAAAATATTTAATCGAACGTCGGGTAAGGTCATTAGATTAGAGGACGGGGAAAGCGAAACGGTAGAAACTGCCGCTATCACATCCTTGATTATTTTACGCTGTATACTTGCCAATTCGCATTTAATACTTTTCGATATTGTAAACACTGATTAGCCCCTACGGGGGCTTTTTTCGTTTCACTCCTTTCACGGCTTCGCCTGAGTGCGGCGCGCCTCTTACACACTTCCCCTTTCTTGTCAAATTTAAATCTCATAAATGTGATGTATATCCGCAAATATGCG